CAGTTAAGTTCCTCAACTAGGGCACGTAGTCGTGTCATTGTATTGTCAATAAGTCTCCTCTCATCTCCACCCTCAAGACCACTAACTACGATACTAATGTGGTCAAGAATAATGTACTCACATCCACAACCATGCACTAAGTATCTTATCTTGTCAAGTAGATTATCACTATCAGTAGAACCCCAATGGTCATATAGGTATACTCTACCAGTTCCAAGTGTAGCATCGAAGGCATGTTTCAACTCCTCTTCTGGTACTGTATTGTTGTGTAAGTGTAGAGGCTTGTTCATCTCAATCGACATCAGCCCTAAGGCAGTACGCTTTATGCTTTCTTCAAGAGCAATATAGCCTAGTGTCCTACCATTCCTGATGAGGTTGTGAGCAAACTCACGAGCAAGCTGTGACTTACCGATACCAGAGCCAGCAGTTACTGTAGTTATCTCACCCCTACGACAGCCACCTGTCTTCTCTTGCATACCTATGTATGGATAGGGTACTGAATCTTTACTGTCATCCTCAGTAACAATGTCCCATACATCTGTACCTGCTACGATACCATCAGGTCTGAATGTCTTAGCTTCCCATACAGCATCGACTAGTTCCTTGACCCTACCTGCTTGTAGCATTTCGTTTGCATCCTTCAATGGAAGGGTAGCTATCTTACATTTGTTAGGTGGTAGTACTGAGGCACAGTCCTTTGCTGCCTTCTGACCTACCTCATCCATGTCAAACATAAGTACTACGTACTCATACTTGGACAACCACTCAATAGATTTACCCAACGCTTTCTTAGCAGAGGTACACCCTGAGGGTAGAGATACTACAGGCCACTTGTTATCCATCACCTGTGATAGGGACATAGCATCTAGCTCACCCTCACATATAGTAATGAACTTACCACCCTTACCATCTCTCCATAGATGCTCACCATACAGGCCAACATCCTTAATGTTACCAACAACAGAGAAGTCCTTGTTGGCAAACCTAATCTTTTGTGCTGCTAAATCTCCAGCTCTGCTACGATAGTTAGCAACCTGTACCTTCTGTCCCTTGTAATCAGAAACACCATACCCCCAGAACTGGCAAGTCTTTTGAGAGATACCACGCTTCAGTAAATCCCTGTACTCTATGTCCAAGAAGGCAGTGTCATGTGTCTCAAACTTTGCCATAGCTTCCTCATTGTTAGCTGGTGTTAGTGTCTGGCAAGAGAAGCAGTAGTGTTTACCATTGCTGTATAAAGCGTTGGCATCACTACTGCCACAGTGAGGACAGGCTACGTGCCTGATAAACTCACCATCCTCAACCATCTTCTTGTGCGTCCTCAAGTATGTCTACCATACGTGCTAGACCCTTACGAATTTTGTCTAGTACCTCAGGTGGATACTTGTCCTCATCCTGTACCATCAGGTATGCCATGTCACTGTAATCAACATGCTCATATATCTCAGCCTCATCTACATAGACAGAGATAGCCAGACCATCCTTGTTGAACTCAGCTTGGACATCAATCTCAGATACAATCTCTTCTGTAATATCTACAATACTCATGGGTATGCCTCGCTTTTCTCATCCTGTTCAGCTTGAAGTGTGTTAGTAATGTCGTACCAAAGACTATCTAATTGCTCATCGTTAATTAATGATAGTAATTCAAATACTACTGCTTCTATATCCCACTGCTGAACCATAGTGGTTCTAATTATATCTTCCTTAAAAGAACGCTCTTCACTATCCATCTAACCAATCCTCAGGTATAGTTCCCTCACTCCAGACAAAACCATTACGGTCTGCCCACTCAGCGCAGGTCATCTTAGACCCATCCTTTCTTTTCTTAGCACCCTGTATAGTAGCACTGGCTTTCTGGAATACAAACCTGATGTCCAACTCTGGATGCTGTGCCTTAACAGCCTTCATCTTTCGTTGTGCATCCTGTCTGAAGTATCCCTTCAACTCTACATACATAGTGCCAAGCTTTAAGTCAGGTACGTAGTGACGCTCCACATAGTAGGCCAACTTCTCTGGCTCATACATATATGGAACATCACGTACGTTCAGGTCATCAATGACCCTCTCCTCAAAAGTCCCCTTCGGCATCGGCATCACCACCAAAGACATCAAGTGCGTCATCCTTCTGCACAGCAGCAGTAACAAACCCATCCTCTTCCTCAAAGATAGAGGCAGCATTGTTACCATACTCCACAATGTCAATGACTTGTACAGCTTTCAATCGTAGTGTGACACCCACTGTCTTAGTGGCTGGCATCATGTAAGGGAAAGGTTCGACTGCAACCTTAACAACAGAACCATTACCAATGAGGGTAGACCCATCAAGCGGTGTCTTCTTAGCATCCACAACCATAGGCTTCTGCTCGTACACCTTACCATCCTTTGACTTAACACGTGCCTTCATCTTTGCTTTGAATACAATGTCACCAGTAGGTGTACCAGCTTCATCAGTATCCATCTCAAAGGGCTGATGTGTGGACAGGACATTTGTTAACTTAGGATTATCCTTGACAGTTTCAGCACGTTTAGCTTCTATCATACTGTTGAACTGTTCACACACTTCTGTTGCTTCTGCCTCAGGCACAACTACCTGAATAGAGTACTCACCCTCTGGAACATAACGAGTATCTGCTTCAAATACTTTTGCCCAGCGAGCGTTGCCTTTAATAATTTCCAATTTGTAATCTCCTATAATTATGATTAGGCTATGATGTAACTTTAGGATTTATGCAAAGAAGTACTGTGACTTTAGAACCTCACGTAAATCTAAGTTACCTTTACTTGGTGGAACAGGAACATCCTGTGTACCAAGCACTGTTATAGCATGGTCTCTCAACTCTGTCAAGACATCATGCTGTTCGTACATATTAACAAACTCCTCACGTAGTACCTCAGATAGCATAGGCATGTTGGTTGAGTGTGTACCATAGCTGTCGTGTACCATTGCGTAGTCCTCAATACCAAGCTTGGTTGCTCTGTTAATAGTCTTGGTCATAGCTGCTGCATCCATAGAGTGTATGAAGTTAGGGCTACTACCCAAGCCTGTACGCTTACGATGCACTGCGTTGTCTCTATCCTTAGGAAAGGACAGTGATACAGTGTTACCATTGATGTGTGTCTTAATCCTTTTGCTGTCTGTTTCGTTGTAGTTCTGTAGTACTAGCCAGCCTGTAGGTGTGACCCATTCCATGTGCTTGTTGTGGTCTGAGTACACATCTGCTACATCCTTGATGTATGTCATCACCTCTCTTGCTGATACAATCACATCTGATATAGCATCCCATACATACTTTGACAAGTAGGTAGATGCCTCAAACAAATCATCACCGAATGGATTAGCTTCTCCCTTGTTTATCTTGTCTTGCATTGCTTCCTCAATGTACTGCCTACATGCGTGACGTGTACCTGAGTAGGGTACTATCATAACAGGACGCTTGGCTATCTTCCTATCTATACCAAACTCTAAACACTTACGTGCTAGTTCTGTGTCATCCTCCCGTACCTGACGTATAGCTTCTTGTGCTACCTGTGTGTAGATGTCTTGTGGTAGTTCAGATGCTGTCAGGTTGGTAGCCCTACCCCCTTGCTCATCCCTCAGCATGGCAGAGAGATGCTGTAGTCCATTACATGACCCATCTGCTGCACAGGGTAGACGTGTCTCAAATCCCCAGCCATCCTTCAGCAAGCCTGACATCTCGTAACACCACGCTAGAAACTGGAAGGGTTTGTCTGCCTCAAGCCAGACCATGCAATCGTATGGGTTAGATACCACACGATGACACCACATCTCAGCAAAGTCCCAAGCCCAACGCTCACGCTCATCCAGTGTTACCTTGTCGTTACCATACAGGTTAGCACCGTGTATACACAACCAACGTGCATCATCCCAACTGTTGATGGTCACAGGGTAGCTAAACTCTAGCAGTGCCTTGCTCCAATCTGCTGACTGAGTAGAGAGAAACGTGCTGGATGCGTACTTGCGTGAACGAAAGTCGTTCTGCCATACATAGTAGAACCTATCGTACTTGCTGTACTGTTCTGCTATCTTTAGTGTACGCTCCACTTGCACACGCTTGCTCATGCTGCGATTGTTTAAGGAGTAGATTTGATTACGCTTGCGTGACCACGTGCGAAACACATCCCTCTCTTGCTCAGTCATCTCTTCAGGTTCTTTATCAAATGGGTATGGTGGTAGAGGTAAGTCCTCTTTAGCTGGTAGGTTACCCACCTGATGTCCATTGTCCCACAAGTTACGTGTGACTTCCAGCACCTGCTTGTTAATACGCCACTCAGTACGCTGTAGTGTGTTAAGACAGGCATACTCTTGTGTTAAGTCTTGCTTTCGCAATCTATTTAAGTGTGTCTTTAAACTCATCTACGCCTCACTATAGGTAGCTTGTTTATATCGTGACCATGATACCCACCACCTGTTACATCTGTCCAATCCTTAGGGATGATAACACATGGTAGTAGTCTAGGTCTGTGTGTCTCAGCAAAACTATTGAACGCATCAATCCATTCTACTGTGTCTGTCTCAGGTACTACATAGGTAGTCTTGCTTGTACGTTTAACCTGTTGTGTGTTCAGCTTTATAATACCTGTACTCTGGATGATAAGGTCTACCATCTTGAAGCCTACATGTACACGCTCTGACTGTTGCCATGTGTTCTCCTTGTATCCATCCTTGTTCATCTTGTTAGTCAAGCCGTAGCGTCTAGCACCATAGGCTTTCTTCATAGCTTGCTTGATTGTGTTACGTGCTATGTCACCCTCGTCTGCTATCCACCTGTCCAGCCTGTCTTGTATCTCAATGGCTGACCCAATGCTTCTAGCTATGTACATCAGTGTGTTCTTTCTACTGATGCTATCAACCAGTGTGACTAGACTGAGGTACGCCAACTGTTCTGGATGTACACCCTTCACTCTCTTCCACGCTATGTCTCGTGATGTGTTGCTTGGATTGTCCAACCATTCTCGTATAGCTACGGTCATGTCATCCACCAGCCTAGCTATGATAGCCCTGCCATGCAGAGTGTGGCTCTCTTTACCACGTTCTATTGCTGCATCACGTTCCTTTCTAAATCTTTCTATGCCACCTGTCATCATCTCAGTTTCTAACTGTAGCTGGTGGTCAATAAGGTCTTGGTCTGTTTCTAAAGTTACATCCATGCCTAAGCCCCCTTTGAGATTATATATTAACTATACTTAAAGTACTTATTAAGATAACTCCAAGTAGTAGCATAAGTGTCCGAGGTACAGACAGGTCTGACTGACCTCGTACCTGACCATATAATGATACAAGTATCA